CTCCTCAGAACTGAGCCACGATATACCTTGATACCTGTCTTGTTCGTCAGTGCATGAAGTGCTGTATTCCCCAGGGCAAGGACGCAGTTGGGCTTGAGTGCATGTAGCTCGTCGAACAGCTCTACCGTGGAGTCTGCCAGCGACACGCCTATCTCATTCAACCGCTTCAGGTCGTTCTCAGGTGGACGAAACTTCACCACGTTGGTGACGTAACAATCGTTCCTGTTGATACCTGCTTCACGTAGAAATCCGTTGAGCAATTCTCCAGCCGCACCAACAAAGGGCTTACCCTCTTGGTCCTCTTGCGCGCCCGGCGCCTCACCGACGATGGCAAGCCGCGCACCTATTGGTCCAATGCCTGGTACGTAACGTGGCTTAATCATTTCTCCTCCAAATCAGCTAGCCGTTGGAGGATGATACTTAAGGCTCGGTAATCCTGCGCTGAACGGAATGTCTCGTCAGGATACCCAAAACCTTTTAGGAGTTTCTGACGATAGATTTGAGCATCGACGAGCGCGGAAGCGCACATTTTCGTCACACGTTCCAAAGCCCATTCATAATCGTTAGGTTTGTTGACTTCCAACGGTAGCCTCGATTACTTCTGTCTTGCGTCGGTCTTTACGCATTGACATCCAGAGAACCATGAGCACACAGAGGTCGCGCTCAGTATCCTCGATGGCTTCGTTCTTTGGTTCTTTGCGATTGTTCTGTAGGTTTGCTAGCCTGTAGAGCTTCTCACCGATACGACCAATGAACCCAGCATCGTCTGGGTCATCGAACATCTTCGACATCATCCCTGCGAACTTGTAATTCCCATAAGGATCTGCGTCGTTGGTGTAGTCGTGAGCCTTCAGAGCATGAAGCTCACCCGCGTCCTTCAGTAGATCGTAAAAGGTTTTGCTGTTGAATTGACTTCGCCTCATTGTGCCACCTAATCCAGTTTCTTGTGTATATGATCGTTAGTAGGATGCTCAGAGGCAACAGACCCCAGAGCTTTGCGTGAATCATCAGCGTCGCCCACAGCACCTGATTGCACAGGCTCACTGTCCATGCGTGCCGCGACTTGCTTCCTGCTAGCCACATCGACGTCGCAGTGATAGCCGAGATACACCATGGAAGGATCTCCCAGAACATTACTGTTCCTCAACCACAACTTGTTCTTTGAGAAGCTCAATGGTATTGCTAAACGCACGCATTAACATGACAGGATTGACATCTAATGGCGTGACAGTTCCGGTGCGCCCCATACCTGCCATGACGCAGTCTGCAATGTAATCTAGTACGTCGATAAGATTAACATCAGCAGGTATGCCGTCTTCCATGTTGAGGTGATGACGATTAATCTTGCGATGCTCATCCCACCATGTTGTCTCCTTGAATCCTGTCAGGAAATCAGCATGAAAGCCCTTGATGTTTGAGATTTTGTCACTATCATGAACTCGTGCAGCTTCCTCAACTTTCTGTACAAAAAAGTTGAGTGCGGCGCGCACGTCATCGATGTGCTGGCATGAGCTTTCAAGTAAAGTCTTTATGCTGACATTCTTGAAATCACAAGTACGAGTATCAGCTGTTGAGCTCTTCTTAATCTTAATCATCACTGCTCCTCAATTCCTAGACGCTTGCAACCTCTCGAATACGATTCTTGATCCCTATCTATTCCGATCCAGTAACGCTTCATTTGTTTGCAAGCGTCTGGCACGCAGAAGGAACCTGCAAAGGGGTCGATGACTGCATTACCCTCATGAGTGCATTCATCGAGGAGCTTCTTCATCAAGTCAACAGGCTTCTCGTTGGGATGAATGAGCTTCACAGGTGGGACGGCGTCCACGTCAAAGAATGAGGTATCCTGCGTCCCGCCTTTCAGGACTGGATTCCCTTTGACAGCAACCGTAATGAGTTCGAAATCCCGTCCGTGCTCCCATGGAGTAACGCCTCTACGGGACAAGCTCTTGAGCTTTCTCCAGAAGAGAGGAGTTTTTGCCACACGGAACCCGATGTCTTCAAGGACTCCAGGTATTCTTCTGGTCTCGCTCGGTAGTATAGGGTCTGGCTCTGTGCGCCCAGCGTAGTAGTGATAATCGTCAAATCCACAGAAGATGTAGACGAAACTATCATAACGCATGACCCTATACAGCTCCCGAAATACGGGCACTGTTCGTTCATCGAGTCGCAAAGTTGAATCAAAGAATCTGAGCCAAGGCGGATCAGTGATACAGGCATGGAAGGTATTGTCTGGGAAGTGTTTCATGGCGACTGCCGAATCACCACAGAACAGTTGGTTCATCTTCATCCCGAAATCGGCCGCACCTGCCTGCTCTTCGTCGTCGAATCGCTTCACTGCGATCTTGACCAGACGCATTGCAGTGCGCTTGTCCTTCACCTTAGACAGCGAAGGGTCGAGCCTAACATGCCTAGCTAGTTGTAGGTCTTGGGAGGTTTTACCGAGTGCCTGCTGGAGCGCGGCTGCGGTGTCTCTGACACTCCAGCCTGTCTTTTGATGTCCGCCACCCTGTTCAGGTGGCTTGCCATAGATGAGCTGCTTGAGCAGATGCAACCTCTCGACCATTAGGACTTCCTCAGTCCAAGGCAGGTTGTACCTCTTCAGGTTCTCGTGCAGCGCAATCTCTTCTATCTGATTTTCTGTGAGGTTCTCGTAGATTGCACAGTCAACCTCTTGCCATGCCAGTAGTTTGGCTGCTGCAAGACGCTTGCGTCCTGTAATAAGGACTACGCTGCTGTTCATTTGGTGAACAGCTATGGGGTGTATCTGACCGCGTTCCTTGAAAGACTCAGCTAGGTTCTGAACCTCGGCCTCGTCAATAGGTTCTTCCTTGACTTGTATTGTCTCAATCGCTAGCTTCATGAGGCCTCCAAAAATACCGGGGTATGGCTTCCTCGTTACGAGATGGTTACTGCTGTGCCACTGCCCACATACCATCCACTTGGCCCCCGGCTCAAAAGTTGTCCCGAATCTCCAACCGCTCGGGACCACACGGCTGAAAGGCTTTGTACTAGATCGACGCTTGCGTGGGTGAACACGCTCTAATAGTCAGCCCGGAGACCTTATTACTCTACGACGTCGGACTCTTCGTCCTCTTCCTCGTCGTCATCGTCGTCGAAATCCTCGTCGTCGTCCTCATCCTGTTCGTCGTTCTCCTCAGCTTCCTCTTCGGCCTGCTGAGCTTTCTCGAGTTCTTCCAGTTCCTCGATCGACTTCTTCTGTTCGTCTGTCATGCTATCTCCCTGCGAAAAAAGAATCGGGCCGGGATGTTTTATGTCCCGACCCGATAACCACACTCAGCCGATCGGACGGAAGTCCGCGACCTCGTTCTGGAGCTTGCCCTCGTACTCGCGGTTCTTCACGTAGATCATGAGCTTCTTGCCCACCGCGGTGTTGGGATCGAACTCGTCATCTTCCTTGATGGTGATGCCGAGAGCCTCGACGAAGGGGCGCGCGAAACCCAGCGCCTTCTCGTTGAACAGGCGATACACCATCGTTCCGGTGTAGTCCTTGCCGTCGCGGGACTTGCCGGAGAGAATCTCGAACCGATAGTTCCAGTTCGTCGAGGCGTCCGTCTTGGCTGCCTTGATCTCCACCGCACGCACGATTGCAGCGTACCAGTTGGGATCGAGAACCATGCTACCGCGGAGAGTGTCAGCCGTAAACTTCATCTTCATAAAACTTGTCTCACTTTAAGGTCAGGTTAATTCAGGTTACAGGTCAGTCGGGTCGAAGGTTATTCTACATCTTCACCATCCTCCTTTCTCCACTGATCGATCTCTTGCGCCGCCCACTGGCCGTAGAGATCAAGCAGCGCCTTATCGGTGAACTGACGAGCGTCGCGCGCACCGAGCCACTTGAGGAAAAGCTCAGCCCTATCACGAGCGTCATGACCGTGATCGTCGTGGAAGATCGGGCCGAACGCTACCTCTGAAGTGCTGCAATACAGTGCAGCGTGCTCGTTGTCGCCGTCGTATAGAATCTTTACGCCCATGTATCACTCTCGCTATGTGTCTTGACGTGCTGTTGAATCATAGGATACAGCAGCCCGTGTTTCTTGTTGAAGTCTTCCTCTTTCGGATAAGCAGTGAAGTCAATCTCATCCGGTAGAGGCAATGCAGTCTTAGCCCAGTCCGTTCCGATGTTGTGCGTCAGTACTCGGTATTGGGCGCGCCCTGTTTGGCCCAGTCCGACGTCGAAGTGCCACGCCTCATCGAAGTAGGCAGGTAGCTCAGCGACCGTCTTCTTTGCGCCACTGTTCACCAGGAATCTGGAGAGGCTGATCTTACCTTCTCTAGACTTCTCAGAAGTTTGGATCACGTGTGCCGTCATAATGTAGTGGCACTTCTTACCGTTGTCGCTGATGACCCTCAGTGCGTCGATGACTTGATTGATACCGTTTGCTTCGCCTGAGTAGTCTTCGATCTGCGTAAGCGCGACGCCGCCTC